GATTTCTCATGATTATGCTCATGATAAAAAATTTAAACCCTTGACTCTTGGTAATGTAGACTCTAAAAGAGATTGGAGTGATTCTGAGGATTTTATGGATGGCATCTGGAGGATGCTAAATCAAGATCAATTCGATGTTTATATAGAAAACAACAATATACCAAAAGAATATGTGCTTTCTTCCGATGAAACTCATACTATTAGAGAGTTTGTAGTTGAAGCTTTTAATTTTGTTGGTTTTCATAGAAGTGTTTCTGAATGGAGAGGTGAAGGTTTAGAAGAGAAGTATTTTCATGGTAAAGATTGCTTTGTGGAAATTAATAAAGATTTTTATCGTCCAGCTGAAGTTGATTTACTGTTGGGTGATTCTACAAAAGCCCGTGAAGAACTCGGGTGGCAGCCGAAGACAAACTTCATTCAATTAGTCAAAAAGATGGTTGACTATGATGTTGCGTCTGATAGCGTCTATCCGTAGTGGCAAAATCTAAAGGCCCCAACAAGAGGGAAATCATCTTTCGTTTGGTAGAAGTTCCAGACAAAGGTAGAAGACCATTCTTCGCTAGAGAAATGAAGATGCTTAACGATCTTTGTGATCGTTATTCACAAGATTTCATGGCGATAGTCTCTTTCGAGAAAAAGTTCGACTCTCTAGCTTATATTGTTAGCGACAAACTGAAAGAAACGATGGACACAAAATTCAGAGCTTTCAACTTTAAGGTAGACTTGTCTAAGTATGAGCACTACAATTTGGGCGATAAATCAGGGCAAGATAGAAATGTGCCTCGGACAAATAAAACAATAAAAGATTTTTTAAATGAGTGAAGGACCAGACGCAAATAGTATTCTAGGCAATTTTTTGAAAGCAAACAAAAGCTATCACTATAATTTTGAAGAAGAGCATGATTATAGAGTCTCTAGCGGCTCTCTTCAGTTTGATCTATGCATGAACGGAGGCTTCGGACCTGGGTTACATCGCTTCACTGGTTTAACAGAGGGCGGCAAAACTTCAGAGGCTTTAGAGGTTATGAAGAACTTCCTAAGCACAATAGAAAAAAGTAGAGGTTTTTATATTAAGGCTGAAGGGAGGTTGGGCAAAGAGATGAGGGAAAGGTCTGGGGTAAAATTTGTGTGGTCAGAAGATGAATGGGTGGATGGGACTTGTTTTGTTTTAGAGACAAACATCTACGAAACAGCAATGGCTTGTATCAAGGAATTCATTGACAATAATAAGGATAAGCATAAATATTGTTTCATATTAGATTCTGTGGACGGCTTATGTGCTAAGAATGACGCTGCTAAAGGTTTTGATGAATTCGCTAAGATAGCAGCAGGAGCAAACATCGCATCTGTTTGGTGCAAAAAGACTAGTATAGCTTTAGGCAAAAGAGGACACATGGCTATCTTTATTAGTCAGGTGAGGTCAGAGATGAGAGATCCATACTCTAAAGAACCCCCTAGACAGTCTGTATCTACAGGCGGCTACGCTTTACAACATTATGCTAATAGCGTAATTCAATTTCAACCTAGATATAAATCGGACTTGATTCTTCAAAACCCTAGCATAAAAACTATTGACGAGAAGAAAAATCCAATCATAGGTCATTTTGCAAAAGTTTTGATCTGCAAATCTCCCAACGAAAAATCTAATGTAAGCTTGACTTACCCTGTCAGATATAATCGATCTGGTGGAAACTCCATTTGGATTGAAAAAGAAATCGTAGACTTGTTATACGCTTGGGAATTCGTAGAAAAGAAGGGCGCTTGGATTAAACCCACTGAAGACTTTCAAGAGCTTTTGAAGGAAAACAACTTAACTTTCCCAGATCAAATACAAGGCGACAATAATCTCTTCAAAACACTGGATCAGGATGAGGATTTATGTAAATTTTTGATAAAGTATTTTAGAGAACAAATCGGAGCATGAAGTTCGTTGACCAGTATGGAAAAGAAAGAAACCTCAAAAACGCAAAGAAATATTTAATTGATTGGGACAAGCCTAGTAGGAGTAAGTTTCAAACAAACGTAAAAAAATTTTTGCGACAGTATTGGGAAAATGACATTGTGTTTGAAGAATTTAGGGTTGTTGGCAGCAGATTGACTCTAGATTTTTATAATGCTAATAAAAAAATAGCGGTGGAAGTTCAAGGCGCTCAACATACTAAATTTGTTAAGCACTTTCATAAAAATCACTTTAAGTATGCTGACCAACTTAAAAGGGACGAAAAGAAATTAAATTTTTGCCAAGCTAATAATATAAAACTAGCAGAAGTTTACCCTCAAGACGAAATACAAGCATCTTTATTTAGCGAACAAGACATTTATCTATGAATTTACCAGAAGGAAGTGATGACGGGGAATTTTGCATTCCGACAGAAATGGTTGATAAACTTTATGAGTTGTCTGGAGGAGCAGATAAATATAAAGGAGTGATTATGGCTGTTTCTTCTGAAAATGGAAAACCACTAATATATTGCAAATTTGATTGCGGCATGACAGAGTTTGCTTTAACAAAAGCTTTGGAAAATCATTTTCAAAATCCAGCAGAACAAATAATAGAGGAAGATTAATGATATATAACTTTGAACTAGAAAAGCAGTTATTAGCTGGTCTTCTGAAAGATCCAGAGAGCCTAGCAGAGATTTCTAACTTTATTAGTAATTCTGATTTTTACTCCAAACAGAGTTCTTTACATTCTGCCATCTTCAGAATAATTAAACAGGCTATTGACGCTGGTGATGAAATAGATGAGATTATTATTGCTCAAAGAGTCAGTGAAGTTGGTCTTTCATTTGAAGATAATTTAAATCCTTCAGACTATATAAAATCTTTATCTTTAAGAAAAGTTCCTAAAGGCAACATTATAAAAACAGCTAAAGAACTTAAAAAATATACTATAAGAAGAGAAATCTTGGAGTCTTCTCAAGAGATAGCAAAGAAGATGAAAAACATAACTCCTGAATCTTCTTACAGAGATATTATTGAGGTCGCTGATAATGTTTATAATTCTCGCATAAATCTTTATGAGATAGGTAACGACACTCCAGAAAACATTTATGAGGAGATGGAGGCGCTTGTAGAGGAGCGGGGAGATAATCCTGTTACAGAATTTGGCATGATGGGGCCGCATCCCAAAGTCAATGATATTTATGGATCTCTACTTAGGGCTGGCAACATTACTGTAATTGTAGCTCGTTCTGGAGTGGGTAAAACACAATTTTGCATGGATTACTCTACTAAAGTTAGCTTACAATATGATGTACCTGTCTTGCATTTTGACAACGGGGAGATGAGCAAGGAAGAGTTAATTATGAGACAGTGTGCTGCTTTATCTGGGGTTCCTATGCATTTACTCGAAAGTGGTAAATGGAGAAGAGCAGGTCAAGAAGTCGTTGACAAAGTAAGGTCTGTTTGGCCAAAGATAAAAAATCTTAAATTTTATTATTACAATGTAGGAGGTATGGATGTAGACTCAATGGTCAATACTTTGAAAAGGTTTTACTACGCAAAGGTGGGGCGCGGAAACCAAATGGTCTTCTCTTTTGATTATATCAAAACAACATCGGAAAATATTTCTAACAAGTCAGAGTGGCAGGTCGTTGGAGAGATGGTTGATAAGTTTAAAAAATGTGTCCAAAAAGAAATCTTACATGAAGGTAATCCTGTTATACCCATGATTACATCTGTTCAGTCTAACAGATATGGAATTACTACAAATAGAAGTTCTGATAATATAGTAGATGATGAGTCTATTGTTTCTTTATCAGATAGAATCACACAGTTCTGCTCCCACATGTTTATTTTGCGTAGTAAAACCGCCGATGAGATGGAAACAGAAGGGGGCAGATTTGGCACACATAAACTTATAAATGTAAAAGCCCGTCATTTAGGTAGTGATATAGCAGGAGCTGTGGAGCCAGTTAGGATAGGGGACTCATTGAGAAAAAATGCTATTAATTTAGATTTTAATAATTTTAATATCACAGAAAGAGGAGATCTTAGAGATATTGCTCGGGTATTAGATGGGCATGAAGATTTAGATAGTGATGGAATCCAAGAAACAATCCCAGACTTCGATCAATTCTGAAGACTTTCAAGGAATCCTAGAGTCAATAGGATATAACTTGATAGATTGCGGAGATCACTGGAGAACTCAAGCTATTTACAGGGATGGCGACAATAACACTGCTGTAAAAATATATAAGAATACAGGGGTGTGGATGGATTTTGTCGAGAACAAAGGGTCCAAACCTTTTGAGGCTTTAATTCGTCTCACAATTAAAGATCAAAAACAATTAAATCAAATTTTACTTAGTTCTTCTACTAGCGATGTAGTTGCATATAATCCAAAAGAAAAAATTGAAATGGAAAAAATTTACCCAAAATCATCTTTAGAACGATTATTCCCTAATTACAATTTCTATAAAAATAGAAATATATCACAGAAAACTCAAAAAGCTTTTGAAGTGGGTTTGGCTGGAGTTGGAAAGATGTATAGAAGAATGGTCTTTCCTGTATATAATGAACATAATCAAATTATTGGGTTTTCTGGAAGAAAAGTAGATAATAACAATGATTACGCCAAGTGGAAGCATATTGGTAAACGCAATAATTGGGTTTATCCAGCTTACAATAAAAAAACTGGTGTTGATGAGGAGATTGAATTAAAAAAAGAAGTAATTTTAGTAGAAAGTATAGGTGATGCATTGGCTCTTTATGAACAAAATATCAGAAATGTTCTTGTCATTTTTGGCTTATCTGTTAATAATAACATTGTTAATTACCTTAGTGGTAGGTCTATCGATCATATATATATTTCAACAAATAATGACGAAAATAGTGGGCAAAATAGAGGATTTATTGCGGCGCTAAAAAGTTTTCTGAAATTATCTAATTACTTCGATCTAAACGCTTTGAGTGTAAAATTCCCACCTAAGTCATATAATGATTTTGGTGACGCTCATTTAGATAATTGTGACATTAAGAAATATTGGTCGGAAAAATCAATAGATCAGAAAGCACAAGTTAAATTTATTTGCAATTTTGTTAAAAACAACTCTTCAAGCTTCACTAAAAAAGAAATAAAGACCGCTTTATTACTTAGTGATGCCTGAACCTAAAACACCTCTATCTGCCAGTAGGATAAAGACTGCACAATCTTGCTCTTGGCTTTATTGGTGCAAATATAAATTGCGCCTTCCTGAAAAGGGAAACGATGGCGCTCGTAGAGGGTCAATATGCCATCTAGTTTTTGAGGTTTTGGGTATTAAAAAAAGAAAAAAATATTATAATAAAATAATAAAAACCCAAGATGTTTTCTCTGTCCCATCTATAAAAAGATTAATTTTGAAACACGCTGTCAGAGAAGGCGTGGACGATAAAGACAATATCGATTTAATGAAGGATATGATCTTTAATGGTCTATCTTATGACTTTTTTGGGGGAGATCTATCGAAGCCTACAGAAGAGTATTCTGAAAAAGATTTTGATATAATAAAAAAAGATGGGGACATTGCTTATAAAATAAGAGGATTTATTGACAAACTATTTTTATATAAAAAACAAAAGTTTGCTTTAATTAGGGATTTTAAAACAAGTAAAGATGTATTCAAAGGCAAAGACCAAACAGACAACTTGCAAGATTTGATGTATAGCTTGGCTGTCCAAGAACTTTTCCCAGAGTATTCCAATAGGATAAGTGAGTTTTTGTTTTTAAAGTTTGATCTTGATCCAAACGCTGCTAAATCTGGCGTTGTCAGAATGAAACCATTAGATTCTGATGAATTAGAAGGTTTTGAGCTACAACTCACAGAGATACAAAAATATTTAGATAATTTTTCAGAAAGAGACGCTAAATACAATTTCGCAGCTCATCAAGGCTTTCCAAAAGACAACTCTTTTAGCGGCAAACTTTTATGTGGCTTTGCGACTAAAAAAGGAGAATTGAAAAAAGATGGATCTCCTAAGTGGTATTGCCCCATGAAGTTTGATTTCTTTTATTACGAAGTCTATGACGCTGAAGGTCAATTTGTTAAATCTTATTTTGAAGAAGATTTTATGGATAAATTTATTCCAAATGGCGGTTTTTGTGAATTAAGATATTATCAAGGGTGTCCAGCACATTCTTCTTGACAGAGCTAGAAAAGCAGGTATACTACCATTAATGATACCTGTATTCAAATCTACTTACTCAATAGGAAAGAGCATATTGACTCTTGATGATAGCGATAAGGAAGGTGGGCCAGATAGCATTTTTACTATTTGCAAAGAGAACGACATTAAATCACTAGTTCTTGTTGAAGACTCGATGACTGGCTTTGTTACAGCTCATAATAAATGTAAAGAGAGAGAGATTGATTTGGTTTTTGGTTTGAGGTTAACTTGTTGTAACGATATCTCTGAAGAGGATAATTCAGATCACAAAATTATCATATTTGCAAACAATGATGATGGATGTAGACTGCTATACAGAATTTACTCTTACGCCCATACTGGCAACGGAAAAGTAGATTTTAAATTCTTAAACTCTGTCTGGGATGATAGCGTAGAACTAATTATTCCATTTTACGATTCTTTTATATTCAACAACAACTTTCACTTAAAAAAGTGTGTTCCAAATTTTAACAAAATAACCCCTACATTTTGGATTGAAGATAACGGTCTGCCTTTTGACCACCTCCTAAAAGAAAAAGTTTTAAGGTTTGCTGGGGGTAATCTTTTTACAGAAAATAGACCAATAAGAAAAGTCAAAAGCATTCTTTATAAGAACAGGTGCGATGTCGAGGCTTTGCAGACATATAAAATTCTCTGTAATAGAAACTTCGGGAGGGCTGCGACTTTAAGTTGCCCCAACTTAGACCATTTTGGTAGTAATGAATTTTGCTTTGAATCATATTTAGAAAATGAACGAACCACTGCTTAGATTTAATAAAAAACAAAGATACATAGTCTTTGACACAGAAACCGAAGGTTTAAATTTAATCACTTCTAGACCTTGGCAGGTCGCTTGGCTAGTGGTCGAGGGAGATAAAATTGTGGCGCGGAATGATATGTTTATACATTGGCCCAATCTAGATGTTTCAGAAGGAGCTGCTAAAGTGACGGGGTTCTCCATGAAAGAATACAATAAGAAATGCAAAGCCCCCAATCAAGTTTGGCAGGAATTTTCAAAAGACCTTTATGACGAAAATAATTTAATTATCGGCCAAAATCTTTTGGGTTTTGATGTATACATGGTTAACATTTGGAGAAAGCTAATGGGTAAAAAAGCAGATTACTCATTTGTTTCTAGGATTATAGACACAAAATCTCTTGCCACAGCTATAGCCAAAGAAATCCCTGTAGATAAAGATGATTTTATTGGTTGGCAGTATAGGCTCTTAAATCATAAGGAGAGGGGTTTAAAAACATCTCAAGCTACTCTTCTTAAGAAATATAATATTGACCACGACCCTAAAAGGTTGCATGATGCTTTATACGATATTGAGATGAACTTTAAAGTTTTTCGTAAGCAATTATTTGATTTAGAAATATGAGTTCTAATACTTTTAAAGGCTACAATACGCCATTTCCAGTTGGCGTTAAGCTTCCAGAAATTAAAATACAAAAAAAATATTATGACGAGGTTGCTTGTGTAGACCTGGGGGATAACTTCCAATTCTTGAGAAAGCTTTGCTTCGCCAGATTAAAAGAAAAAGGTATTGATAAGTTTGAAAACGCACAAACTTATTATGACAGATTAAAAGAAGAATTAACAATCTTTGATGATCTGGGGTTTACTGACTACATTCTTCTTAATTGGGATATTATAAATTTTTGCAAAGAAAACGACATCCCTACAGGAGCAGGTAGGGGAAGCGCCGCTGGTTCTTTGGTTCTGTATGTCATCGGTGTGACTAATATAGATCCTATTGAATATGATCTCTTTTTTGAGAGATTTGTATCAAAAAGTCGAGCTAGGAAAATAGAACACAATGGTGAAGTTTTTCTGGATGGTAGTTTGCTCGCTGATGTGGATAATGATATTTCATATGATCGGAGAGCAGAGGTTATTGAATACATCGAAAAAAAATATCAGGGCAAAACTTCCAAGATTCTTACTCTTAACACTCTTAGTGGTAAACTATGCATGAAAGAGTGTGGTAAAATTGTCGCTGAATTGTCTGAAATAGACGTTAATCAGATCAGTGATACCATACCAAAGAATTTCGGGATTGTTTCCAAATTAGATGCGGCTTATGATGACAGCGAATCTTTTAGATCTTATGCCGATAAATATCCTAAAGTTTTTAAGATAGCTAAAAAACTAGAAGGGTTAAACAAAAATACTGGTGTGCATCCTTCTGGTATTTCTATTTCATATTATAATCTAGATGGGATTATGCCTCTTCAAGTAACTAATGATGGGGCTTTAGTTTCTGGATATGACATGAATGATGTTGCCAGCCTTAGTGTTAAGTTTGATATCCTTGGCTTAAGAACGCTTTCTGTTGTTCATGACGTTTGCAAACAAGTGGGTATAGATGTATCAGAAATAGACGTTCATGATAAAATTATTTATACAGCTTTGTCCTCTTTGCGCTCTCCACAAGGATTATTCCAAATCGAAGCGGAGACAAACTTCAAAGTTTGTCGTTTGATCGCGCCTCAAAATCTTGAACAATTATCTGCTGTAGTAGCTATAGCAAGACCTGGAGCTTTGGATTTCAAAGATAGTTATGCGGCATACGTTCGCACTGGAGAATTCCAATCGGTTCATGAGTTTTTCGATGACATTTTGAGCTACACAGGTGGCATTCCTCTTTACCAAGAACAGTTAATGAAAATGGCTGTAAAGGTAGGTTTTACTTTAGATGAAGCGGAGCAACTAAGAAGGATTGTCGGCAAGAAAAAAGTGGATCAAATGCCAGCGTGGAAAGCGAGAATCGAGGACAAGATTCAAGAAAATAAATTAGACTCTGCCATTGGAGATGTTTTATGGAGAGTGGCAGAAGACTCTGCTAATTACTCTTTTAACAAATCCCACTCAATTAGTTATGCACACTTAGCTGCTATAACTGTTTATTTGAAGTTTACATATCCGCAAGAGTTCTTTTTAAGTCTTTTAAAATACGCAAAATTTGAACCTAATTCTCATGAAGAGATAGCTAAAATATCTCAAGAACTTTCCCATTTTGATATAAAATTGTTGCCGCCAGATTTGAATAAATCAGATATTGATTTTAAAATAGAGGGGAAAAACATAAGATATGGTCTTAATTCAATTAAGGGTGTCTCGACTAAAGTTTTACAATCTTTGCTGGATTTCAGAGAGGAATCATTCTCTAACAAGTATGAAGTTTTTTTATCAGCGAAACAAGCTGGTTTAAATATAGGGACTCTTTCAGCTCTAATTCAAGCGGGTCTGCTAGACTCCTTTGTAAAAAGCAATAGACCTAGACTAGTCCTAGAAGCTCAAACATTCAATATTTTGACTGATAGAGAAAAAAGAAATTTCATATCTATTGGCGATAAATACAATTACGACATAATTACAGCCATTCACAGCGCCAAACAAGAGGATATGATTGGTGACGATAATAGGAAAATGTTTTCAGATAAAAGATTTGAAACATTTCGTAAAAAATTCCAACCATATAAAGAAATTTATGAGATGAACAAAGAGCATATAAAATATGCTAATTGGTTTTTCGAAGAAAAGCTTTTGGGTTATAGTTATTCTTATAATATAAGACAGGTTTTTAGTTATGAAGGCGATTTTCATTCGGCAGATACAGTAAAAGATTTGAATGAGCGATCTAATATAAAATTTGTCGGTGTGCTTACTGATATAATGCGTAGAACAAGCAGAAATGGCAACAAATACGCTCGCCTTACAATGCAAGACGAAGGAGGTATTTTAGAGGGTCTTTTTCTAGACAGCAATAGAGATGCTCGATTAACAGATTATTTAAATTCTGGGAAAAAATTGCCCAAAAAGTCGGATATTGTGATAATATACGGGTCTAAAGGGGATGATATTGTGTTTATTGACAAGATCTTCCCACTAAAAGACAAAATCTACATGAAACTATCTGAACTTAAATAGTGTAAAGAATTATGATGGGTCTAACCGATTTCAATTTAACCCCAAAAGCCAAAAAGGGACTAAAAGATTCTCAAAAATTTGCAGAAGCTAATGGACACAATTTGGTTACAACTGCACATCTAGTTTACGGATGTTTAATAAATATATCTGATAGCTGTGCTGTTAGACTAAAAAGTTATGGCATTTCTTTCGATGGGCAAAGTTTTATTAAATTGTTTAAAAAATATGCCGCTAAGAATAAAGATTATTTCCAAGCCTCAAAAGGTCAAGGCGGCTGGCATGAGGACGTAAATGAAATTATATTTTTTGCTAAAGATTTTTCAGATAATTTCGACAGTTACTTTATTGGTATAGAGCATATTCTTTATACCATCCTAGACATAGAAGGCCCGTTTGTTGAATATATGAAGGCAAATGGCATAGATACTATCCACGCTAAAGATATAATTGAAACTTACGTTTTAGAAACCAGCATACCTCCTACTGATCAAATAAAAAACATTCTTTTAGATCCTGAAAGAATAGAAGATGTTCGCCTAAAAATAAAAAGTAAAAAGACAGAAGGAGAAGGCCCACTGCCAAACCTGTCAAAATATTGCGTAAACTTAAACGAAAGATTTGTTTCGCAAAAAACGTCGAAAGTTTCGGGTAGAGATAAAGAAATACATGAATTAATAGAGATTTTATCTAAAAAGAATAAAAGCAATGCTATTTTGGTTGGTGATGCAGGTGTTGGTAAAACAGCAATAGTAGAGGGTCTTGTCCAAAAAATTATCAGCCAAGAAAGCCCACCTCATATGTCTCTTATGCAAATTTGCGCTGTGGATATAAGCGCTATGATAGCAGGTACGAAGTATCGAGGAGAGTTTGAGGAGAGGTTTAAATCGCTTATAGCTGAAGTAGAGAAAGAATCTAACATCATTTTATTTTTTGATGAAATACACACTATAATTGGGGCTGGTAACTCTGAAGGTGCGGTGGACGCATCTAATATGTTAAAACCAGCTTTAGCAAGAGGTGATATAAAATGTATTGGC